AATGTACGACCAACAGAAAATCGACGTCACCATGCTGGTGGACACGTCTATAGCCCCAGCAGCGAACATTGCGGCCAGCAGATACTATCCTGGTGGTCAGCCCATTATGATCCAGCAGCTCTGGGCTACCATTACGGTTGTCACTGCTGCTGCGATTGTTGACATTGCATTTAAGTATCGTCCCACGCCTGGATCTGACACTGGTGCAATTGCGGTGGGGTCGCTGAAGGTGCCCATTGGCACCGCTCCCGGCAAGACCGTGTTTAAGAATGTTGCTCCGGTCAAGATGGTTCCTGGTGGTGAGTTGGTCCTTACCACGACTGGCGCCGGTACTGGCAGTGCAACGGTTGGCTTCAGTGGTGCTCCTTCTTGGGACACCCCAAGCAACAACCCGAACGCCATCGCATCGGCATAAGGTCCACAAATGCCCACCCTCAGTTTGAAGACACATGAAGTTTCTGTAAACAAATCGGGCGAGGCCACGGGAACTAGGGTGACGCCCTATATCCGTCTGTGTGCTGAAGATGGTCCGCCCATTTTCTTGCAGAACGGCCTGTACTTCTACGAGGGTGGGGAACAGTGTAAGGACCCACCTGATTGGCTTTCGGACATGCAGGAACTTTGCAGTCCTGAAGCCCTTAAAGCCTGTGGCTTTTGATGCCTTACGAGAACACTCGTCAGCTTAAGGAAGATGTTTTGTTTCGCGCCTCGGAGCCTCCTGGTGGGGTTTCGGGGTGGGAAACGAAGATCATTGATTACCTCAATCGCGTTTACCGCACCCTGGCAACGGGAGCCTCTGAATTTCTACCGGAATTCATTGATGACTGGTGGTGGATGCGGGAAGAGAGCTACTTCATCCTTGAGCCAGTTTACTCAACCGGAACGGTCACAGCTACGAATGGTAGCAATGTGGTCACTTTCAGTGACCCTCCGACCTTCGATCCGGCTGGTTGGATGCTTCGTTTCAAGGACGTTCAGGTCCCGGACATCTTCCGAATTGCTTTCGCGACCTATGGTCCCAGCCAACCGAACCAAGAACTGGATGCGCCGTACACTGGTAAGACCGTGATAGGCGCAGCTTTCCAGCTCATGAAGACCCATTACAATCCCCCTTCCAACGTAAAGCCCCAGGTGCTGATTGGACCCATGCGGGCCTTCAGAGATGAGGATCAGATCCTCGGTATGGCCGAAGACCGCATGGATGAATTGTGGCCGCTTGCTCGATTGGCACCTGGGACTCCCAAAGCCTTTGCCATTGTTCAGGAACTCAATGAGCTTCAGAACCCTGGCGAGAAGTTCGAGGTTCGCTTCAGTCATGGTGGTCTTCTTGATCACCAGCAACGGATCGACTTTTGGTATCGACCTGTACTAGATGATCTCCTAGATGCGATTACCTCCATCCCTCGAGTGCCCGCTCAGTGGAGGCATGTCTTAGCCGACATGGCTCTAGTACAGGTCCTTCTCGATAAGAACGACGACCGCGCCAACGCTGCTGCGCTAGGTGCTCGTACGGCTCTAGCTGCCATGTTGAAGGAAAACCGGCGTCGTAACGTCAAAATCGACTACAATGCCGGTCATATCTATCCTCGTGGCGGCGTAGGCCACAATCGGAACAGAGACCCGATCAGAACTGAGAGCGGGCTCATTATAGGATGATCCGTGGCTTACAGGGGCATTACCACACAGCTCCCCATTGGAGCTTCTGGTTTTACAGGAACCCGTAACCAGTCCCAAGCGGGACCTGGCCACTTAATATACACTGAAGGTGCTGAGTTGGATGGCGGCATCATCCGAAAGGATGGAGGCGCTGCTATTCTGAATGAATACGGTTCCGAGCTTGGCATTTTCAGCTCGAACCGACGCATTCTCCACTTTGACAACCCCACTGAAGGTGGCACGACCATCGTTGATGATGGCTTTGGACCTCCAGTTATTTGGGAGTTGATGAACGGCGCCGTTACGACCCTGGTCGATCCCAAGTTCGGAACCAGTTCTCTCCTTCTCAACGGCACCAATCAGTACTTGCGAGTCTCTGATCCTCCGGGTAACCTAAGCACTGCTGAATTCACATTCCACACATGGTTCAAGTGCACCGCCGTTGGTGGCACGCCTCGGACCTTGCTGGCTCAGACCAGCAATGCCACCATTAATCCGATCAACAGCACTTTGCTCTTTGAACGGACAGCCGCGAACCTCATACAATTTACTGGTTACAACCTCGGCCTGTCCCTGGTTGTAACTGGAACAAGCCAGTTCACGGATGTTCTGAAGCCTGGCTGGAACCATGCAGCAATCGTCAGGGACAACCAAGCCAACCTCCTACGTCTCTTCCTCAATGGTGTGCAGGAAGGAAGCCTCGCCATAGCTCCAAGCGCCGTCATCAATGACACGGGTGGCTATTTCAACATTGGCGCTGCCGGTGACAGTACCCCGTTCAACTTCTGGCAAGGCAACATTGACGAAGCAGTCTATGTCGTCGGGCGTGCCCTCTGGACTTCCAACTTTACACCCCCTGAGAAGCCCACGGCCCGCGCGGGTATCGGTGCTGACATTCCAGCCCCAATCGTTGCCGGCATCAACTGGTCCCCAAACGTCGGCGTCACGCAAGACGTGGTTTATCTTCTAACTGGTGGAGGCGCTATTGTTCTGGCCGACATTGATGGTGATGCTTCTTTCGGTAAGGAGCTCACAGCTACTATTCCTGGCACTCGTGACCCTCCTCCTTATTTCTGCGTAGCAGGTGGTGAGGACATTGGGAAGCCTCGGAAGCTTTTCCTTTTCAGTGCAACTAACCAAGTTTCTTATTACCCCGGTAATAGTCCTGTGGGTACGAAGTACCCAATGGTTCCCATTGAGACGCCTCCGCCTGACTGGACAGGGGTAGGAAACTTCCCCACATTTGGCGTTGTCCACTTGGGACGTCTCTGGGGTGGAGGCAATGCCTCTGATCCACACCGCATGTATTACTCCGAGCTTCTGGATCATGGGAAGTTCGTTGGAACAGGCGCTGGTGCGGCTGGCACCATCCCCATTTATCCCGGTGAAGGTGAGAAGCTGGTCGCAGCTTACTCCATCCGTGGCGCCCTCATTGTATGGAAGTATCCTGTTGGTGTTTACGTCATCAGTACCCCTGATGGAGATCCCACGACATGGCTTGTCCAGAAGATGAGCCTCGCCGTCGGCACTGTCAACGCTCACACCGTCGTTCAGATCGAGAACGATGTCCTCTACATGGATCGCAATGGTGCCATTCATTCCATGCAGGCAACCTCTGACTTCGGCGATTTCAACACCAGCAACATATCTGACTTTGCGAAGATGCAACCTTTCATGAAGGATGAGATCAATCGAACTATGATCCACAGGGCTCACGCCCTGTATTACACTAACAAGCGTCAGGCGTGGTTCTTTGTCCCTCGGAGGAATTCCGACGTTCCAAACCTTCGTATCCAGTTGGGAATGGAAAGCGCCGCCATTGCACAACAAAATCAAGGCCTCGGTCCTCGCTTCTTCATGTCTCGCCGTGACCAAGCATCCAGTTCCTGGATGCGGCCAGCTCCAGAGGATGGAGGTATCCCTAAGCCAGCTATCGGTGAAGAAGATGGCTGCATTTACTTGCTTGACCAGGACGCTCGCAACAAGCGAGGCGCCGGTTACCCCATCGAATTCTCTACGGCTAACACCGATTTAGCCTTCGCATCGCAAGGTGGTGAGCTTGCTACAAAGCAGAAGAACGGAGAATTTCTCGAGATCGTCTATGAGCCAGAGGGTGAATGGGACCTCTTGGTTGATGTTTTCTGGGATGACCATTGGGTTGACATGCTGGCTTTCAACATGGGGGGAGCGGGTGTTCCCCTTGACGTCTTCATGCTGGACAGAGACGTTTTGGGTGCTTCAGGCGTGAAAGAGGTCCGCCGTCGCCTCGTCGGTTCTGGCCGCCGTTTCCGCATGACCTGCCGGAATGACGGTTTGAATGAGAACGTCTCTATAGCTCAGTTCCATCTATCCTTTGGAGTTGGTGATGAAAGGACACCTGAGGGACGCAGATGACAATCCTTGTCCGTAACTTTTGCACGTATGGTGACACTGGAGAAATGGAAACTCTCCAGTGCAAACTGTGTGGCCGTGTCATTGGAGAGAAAGGCTACAGATCCCTGGGCCTGCGACGAATGCCCAATGGTCAGATGATTGAACGTGTCGTTGAAGGCTTCATGCGAAACCATCTTTACTGTGAGATGAAGATCGAATTTGAAGATGGTTCTCAACACGTCACGAATGGTTGCAAGGACTGCCTCGTTGGCTTGAAGGACGCGGCGATCCTTCAGGAACTTGAAGAATGTGACATGTCTGAGCAGAAACTAAAAGCCCGTTCCGCAGGAGCGATTGATGTTCTGGAAGTCAAGGTTGGTGGAGGCGTTCTGTGAGCTTTGGTGGTTACACTCATGTAACCAGAGCAAGCGGCACGATCCTCACGGCCGCGATCTATAATAACGACCACCAAAATCACATCATTAATCAGAACCCCCAAATGACGGGGGCGTACAGTGACACTCTGAGCCAATTCCAGTTAATCACCGACCCCGGTGATCTTGGCTCCGAAAACCTTGCCCCAAGCTTGGCCGGTGAAATTGAACGCCTCCGTTATCAAGTCAAAGCCATCACTGGTGAAGCTCAGTGGTACATCCCACCCTCGAGCAACCTGAAAGGGGTTGCCGGAACGCCCGACGGGGGCGTTCCGTTGCAGAAGCTGGCTTACACTAACCAGGGCAACATATTGATGCGGACTGCTGCGGGGCTTGGTGCCTGGCAGCAATCCACCATCCCGGCGTTGACGGAGCTTGCAGCTCCTGCCCAGACCGACTGGGTCCTTGGCAGCGCCGCTGCCGGTGGCCCTCCTGTCAAAATCAGCATGAAGAAGATCGCCAGTGACGCTGGCGTGGTGATGCCTCAAGGTCGCCTGACCCTCGGCCCCGTCGGAAGCGCCTTCCTTCTCGGCAACATACTGTCCCAGAACACCATCTGTTACACTCCGTACTCTGGTCTTCTGGTCCCCATCTTCGATGGCACCTCTATCAGAGGTGCCAGCATGGGAGGAGCCCTTACACAGCTTACGACTGACAATACGAAGAGCCCAGCGGCATGTGCCGCGAACACTCTTTATGACATATATTTCTGGATGGACGGCACTACACCGCGCATCTCTCGTGGCTGGCCATGGAGCGGTTCTGGACGTTCCGCTCAGGCAGCCGTCGCGCGTGTTGCTGGCATCGTAGTCAACAATCTAGACATAACCAATGGGCCTCTGGCCCAGCAAGGAACTTACCTCGGAACTATCAGAACGAACAGCGCGGCTGTGGTAGATTTCTGTGCCGTCGGTGGGGCCGAACAGGGTCGCCCTTGCGAAGTCGGCATCTACAACTACTACCATCGAGCGAACATCGCTGTGTACGGAAGGAATGTCTCAACCTTCAATGTGCCGATTGGTGGGCTTGTTGTTCAGAACGGAAACGACTCCCTCATCTATCTCTCCGGAATGGAACAGTGCGTATCTATGACATCAGTGGCGGCATATCAGAGCCCCCTTCCCAATGAATTCCAGAGTATCTCTGTCATCCAGACAGGCATAGCCAAGGATGGATCATCAATAGCCGCCTTCGGGGAGACCACTGTACCATTCAATGGCCATCAAATCTCTGCCAAGGTTGTGATCTACGACGGCCCAGGTGCCCATACGCTTTCCCTGATGAACCGTAGCATCAAGTACAACCCTGGTGATCCCAACCCTCCCATTCCTGGTCAGATTAACGGAGCTTACAATGGTCTCGGCTCTTATGGCTTTGTAGCGGAGCTTTGGTACTGATGAGCCAGGGCGGATATCAACACGTAACGCGGGCGTCAGGCACAATCCTGACGGCTGCTATCTATAATAATGACCATCAGAACCATATTCTGAACCAAAACCCGCAGATGACGGGAGGTTATTCTGACGACCTCACGCAGATGCAGATCGTTACCAATCCTGGTGGATTGGGAACGGAGAGCTTGGCTTCTAATCTGGCGGGTGAGATTGAACGCCTAAGATACCAAATCCGAGCCATAACGGGTGAGACGCAGTGGTACGTTCCGCCCGTGATGAACCTGCACAACTTCGGTGCGGGTGGTGGTCTTCCTATTACATCCCTGAACCCTACCACTCAGGGCAACATCTTGATGCGCTTTTCTGCCGGGACAGGGTCCTGGGAGCAGAGCACCATTACAGCACTTTCACCCCTGACCCCAGTGGTAGGGGATCTTCTTCTAGGCGTTGCCGCAGCGGGCGGTCCGCCCGTCAAGATCGACGCTGCCAACTTCCTCAATAGCCTGATCCCACCAGCAACTGCCAATCCTCTAATGGATGGCGCAGTTGCCGTTGGCGTATCTACCAAGTACGCCCGTGAGGATCACAGGCACCCAACCGATACCACTCGAGCTCCCCTGGCTTCGCCCACCTTCACGGGCGATCCAAAGGCTCCAACGCCAACCGCTGGGGACAATGATACTTCAGTCGCCACGACGGCCTTCGTCAACACCGCCATTGCCGCTGCCGTTCCTGTGTCCGCGACACAGGGCCAGTTTGCTGTTCGCCTGACAGCTTCGGCAGGCCCCCTTGAGCTTGCAACCATTCCGTCCCTGGCTGCACTAACCCCGGCTCCCGGCGATTTCCTTCTGGGAAGCCTTGCAGCCGGTGGAGCGCCCCGCAAGATCCTCGTTTCCAGCCTGCCAGGTGGTGGCGGCAGTTCCGGCTCAACAGTCTATGTCTCCGACACGCCCCCTGCTGGCGCAGCCGACAATTCTCTGTGGTGGGAAAGCGACAGCGGTACGCTATACCTGCTGTACAATGATGGCAACACGACCCAATGGGTCGCGGTAGCTCCGACAGCCAACTCTGGAATGCCCTCCGCTGTGGCTCAGGGGAACATGTTGTTCCGCCTGTCAGCCGGGGCAGGGGCTTTTGAACAGTCCACAATCCCAAATCTCTCAGCACTGTCCCCTGCACCAGGGGACCTCCTCCTGGCCAGTCCCGCTGCTGGTGGTGCTCCTCGCAAGGTAGATCTTACTTCAGTCGGTGCGCAAATAATTCCACAGGGTCGACTGACACTGACCAGCACTGTGCCGGTTATGAATAATTCAGTGGCAGGTGCGACAACTATCTACTATATGCCTTACAACGGTTTCTATGTACCGTTGTGGAACGGTTCGGTCTTAGTGCCGACAAGCATTGGTGCGCAACTCTCGAACGTAACGACCGATGCAACGAAGAACCCTGCCGCGTGCATAGCATCGAGAGTTTATGACCTGTTCGTTTGGAATGACGCTGGCACCATGCGATTATCGCGTGGGCCGCCTTGGTCAACTTCTTCTGTACGTGGCACTGGTGCTGGCACGACTGAGCTAACCAAAGCATTCGGTGGTATCTGGACTAATGGATGGAACATCACCAATGGGCCGCTCGCAAATCGTGGAACTTACGTTGGCACTTTTGTAACCAATGCCACTTCAACTATAGATTGGGTGTTTGGCACGGCAAGTTCTGGAGTTACTCCGACAAGATTAGGTTTGTGGAATGCTTATAATCGCCTTAGATTTATAGGAGGCATGCGGGAAGGAACCGCCTCCATTGGTTATGGCTCATCTGCAGGTCCTAGACCCTTTAACAACAATAGCAGTCAGTTCATTCAATTTGTTCGTGGTCTAGATGAGGACTCTTTCTACTTCCGCTTTCAGTGTAGGATTACCCTCCTATCGACTGGCTTTTTTATTCTACAGTTGGGATTAGATCAATTTGCAACACCAGCAGGTGGTGGGAGTAACGCTGTGGATGGCATCGCGGGGACGAGTTCGGCCAATATGGATTTCCAACCCATTGCGGAGATGGCCCTTTTTAGTGGTCTTGGTGCCCACACTGTGAATGCTATTGAGACGTACTCGGGTTCTATGACTGTATACATGGGAACTTATCAATACATGAGTGCGGATATCATGTATTAATGGGAGAGCAACAGTAGTGGCATTCGACTTTCCAGCTTCGCCCTCGGTAGGCCAGAGCTTCACACCTCCTGGTGGCTTTCCCATTTATATATGGGACGGCCAGAAGTGGAATGCCTTCACCGCTGTTAGTGGCCCTGATCCTCCATTTGATCCATATGGATTGCAGCTCAACGGCGGCATGGAGGTCAGTCAGGAGAAAGGCGCAACTGCCACGGCATTGGTGCCTGCTGGCGCCTACATTGTTGACGGCTGGAAAGGGTTCAGGGTTGGAACCTCAGTTGTAAACGGGGCACAGTTTGCTGGCTCTGCTGGTTTCCTTAATCAAATGATCCTTACAGTAGCCACAGCACAAGCCTCGATGACTGCTCCCGACTTTGTTGGGGTGATCCAGTACATTGAAGGACTTCGTGCAGCCCGCCTGGCATGGGGAGGCAGTAATGCCGTCCCGATCACTCTTAGCTTCTGGACTGCCCACCATCGCACTGGCACGTACACCGGAACCATCCGCAACAGTGCCACCAATCGCTCTTATGCTTTCACTTATACGCAGAATGTGCCAGACGTTCCCGAGTACAAGACCGTAACCATTTCAGGTGACACATCGGGAACGTGGTTGACCGACACCGGCATAGGTCTACAAATCTCATTCGCAATGGCATGTGGTGCAACCAACACTGCACCGAGCAACAATGGTTGGTTGGCCGGGAACTATCTCGCCGGACAAGGCCAGATCAACGGCGTAGCGGCAACATCGGACCTGTTCCGCATCACTTGCGTTGCTGTAACCCCTGGCAGTGTAGCTCCTACAGCGGCGCAATCACCCCTTCTCATGCGTCCCTACGACGTCGAGCTGCAAGCATGCAAGCGCTACTGGGAAGAAGCTCGAGCCTATTGGACCGGGCAAACTGTTACATCGGGCTCATATTACGTTTTTGTGCCCTACGCTGCGGACAAGAGGATCGTTGCTGCTCTTACAAGCACTCAAACCGGCGCGGGCAATGGCGGCTTTGGCACGCGGTCGTCTGCAGCCGCCACCATTAGAGGTTTCGAGTGGAGTGGTATTGCCTCTGGCGCCGTAAATGGCGGCGGTTACAGTGACCGTGTCTTTGCAGATGCTAGGTTCTAACATGTCAGTCGTCATCATCATTGCAGACAGTCAGCGGCACTACGATGCCGCTTACGACCTGATGGAGCGGGAAGGTGTCGACACATGCAAGCTAGAATTCCCTACTATGCTTGCCTACGATACGGAAGACCATGAACTGATTGGAATGCTTGGAACCTTCCACCAAGACGAACTCATCTTCTGTGGACCTCTGGTTCTGGAAAGCAGCTTTCCTCGCCTCAAGACGGCGCTCCAACTGTGTAGCGACTATGAAGCGACTATGCGTAAAATGGGCGTCAAGAGTTTCATTCTGTGGGTTGACGATGGGAACATAATCGATCAGTCAATCAAGCGTTACATTCCAGACGGCGTTGAATTGTACGCTACGGAAGGAACGCGCAAGTTCTACATCCGGAGGCTCTAGATGGGCAGCAAAGTTAGCGCGCCAAAGCCAACTGCGGAAGAACGTGCTCTCCAGGCCGCGCAGAAGGACATGATTGACCTTCAGCGCGATATCTTGTTGCAACAGCAACAGCAGAACAAAATCCTCCTCCCTTTCTTGGCTGACCAAGAAGGCTTTGAGATTACCCAGGACAGCAACGGCAACATTCTGTCCATTAAGAAGAAGGATGATCCCCTTGCAGCGCAAGCCAAGGAGATCCAAGGCCTCTTACAGGAACGGAGCTTGAAAGCTCTCAAGGGAGAACTTCCTGTTGATCCAGGTCTCGAGCGGGACCTGACGGCACAGAAGGAACAACTTCAAAACAAGTTGGCTCAACAGTTTGGTCCCGGTTACTCGACAGCCTCTCCAGCCATTGAGGCACTTCAGCGTTATGATGAGGGTGCGAACATCTTGCGGGAGGGAGCCCGAACCGGCCAGTTGACCCTGGCCGAGCAGCTGGGGATCACTCGTGAACAGGAGAATACGTTCCAGAGGCAGTCCTCTCAGGACGTGTTGCGTCAATCTGCCATTGGTGATCCCCTGACGTTTGCCGGCGGCTTCGGACAGACAGCTAACAATTATCTGAGAGCCCAACAGCCCTTCATTGAAAATCGGAAGATGCAGCTTCAAGCCTCCGTGACCAACGCTCAGACCTCAGCCTCAATGTTTGGTGCTGGCATTGGCCTGGTTGGAGCCCTCTTCTCTGACGCTGATATGAAAGGCAACTTGATCAAGATCGCCAAGCACACTCGCCTAGAAGTCCCCATCTACCTGTACACCCGCAAGGACACAGGAGAGGAGATGATTGGCGTTCTGGCTCAGGACATTCAGAAGGTGCGGCCATGGGCCGTTGGTGAAAAGGACGGCTATCTAGTCGTCGATTACAGGGAGTTGAACTGATGGACAGCTTGGAAATCACAGACGTTGCCCAGGAGCATCCAGTTCCCGAAGGGACCAAAATCGTCATCATAACTGATGGAACCCAGAACCACGCTCGCATCGACTTCGAAGCGGATGCTAACTTTGACACATCACCTCAGATCAATTGTGGAAAGAATGCGTTCCAAGTACCCGAGGGTAGGGACAGCTTTTCCGTTATTGCTCTTGCTCCTTACTCTGTTGGTGTTGACTATCTTGCTGGAGGTGATGCTGGCGACACGTTAGCCACCATGCAAGCCCAGCTTGCAGACCACGAAACACGTATCACTGCACTGGAAGACTTATCAGCCACCAACTAAGGTTGTGACATGGCGCAGTACCAACTTCCTCGTTCGCGCGAGCCTCAGTCTAGGCTGCCCCGTCTCACTTTGCCTGGGCAGAGTATGAACGCGCCTAGTGGCATTGAGGGCTTCCTTAACAGGTTGCCTCCACAAATGTCTGCGGGCACACCTACTTACCAGGCGGGCGTTGACCAGTCGACTGGCGGTGAGATGCGGGCAGCCTATGGTGACATGCGACGACAGGAAGAGTCTCTGCGTCAACAACAAGAAACTGCTCTCGAACAGCACAAAGTTTACAGGGAAAAGCTCCAAGCGACCCAACAACAAGTCAATACACGCAACAACGACTTGCGCTTGGCCCAGAACCTCCTCATTGCAACGGACCCTTCCATGGACAAGTCCGTTCGCAAGTTCATGCTGCAAGGTCTGTCCAACGCCTCGGGCGTTGACCCGAAAGGAGAGTA